CTGGTCAAAGTGTAGAGGATTATAATGACCGTGACGATGATTTGGGGCACAGTAAAGCAGCAATTCTTCTTGCACTTTCACTCATTCTGGGTGGTGTAGGTTTTGTTCAAGGTGACGCTTTGAAGAAAGGATTTGATGCACCTTCTGATACTCCTGCACAAGTTCGCCCAAAGAACTGATATTGGGCCCCTGAAACTGCACTTATAGTATGAGCACCAACCTTATGAAAATCCAACTTCGGCCTCATCAAGAACGCGGTAACATTGCGATGCAAGAATATGCTAAAGGGCAACTAATCTACCCTACTGGTGGCGGCAAGACCCTGAATATGATTGTTGATGCTGTTCGTCAGTTCTCTAAAGAAACTCCTCAAACTGTTGTAGTCGTTTGCCCACGGATTTTGCTTGCAGAGCAGTTGTCTGCAGAGTTTCTGGAGTTTATCACTAATGCTGTGGTGTTTCATACGCACAGTGGAGAGACGCATCACGAAAGTTCTACTCGTCCTCTTGCTATTCGTCAGTGGGTTGAGAATAATCAATTTCGCCACAAGTTGATTGTAACTACTTACAATTCTCTTCAACGTCTGGTTGATGCTGAAATTGATGTAGATACGATTTACATGGACGAAGCTCACAATAGTGTTCAGCGTCATTTCTTTCCTGCTGTGGAGCACTTTGCTGCAAATGCAAATCGCTGCTACTTCTTTACTGCGACCAGGAAGACTTCTGTGACTGTGGGTAAACCAGGAATGAACGATGTTGATGTTTATGGGGAGATCATTTGCAAGGTTTCTGCACCTGAACTGATCCAAGGTGGATATATCGTTCCCCCTAAAGTTTATTCGCACAAATCTAAAACTGCCGATGAATGTGGTGGGTGTCCTTATGAGCGCGACAAGCACAATCTCATCGACATTATCAACACCTATGGAATGGATAAGGTGTTGGTTGTATCCAAGAAAACCAAAGACATTGTAGGTCTTACTACTCAAACTGATTTCCAACTACAAATGGAAGAGATGGGATATGATGTGCTTCATATCTCCAGTAAGTTTGGTGCCTTCATCAACAATCAAAAAGTCAACCGTGAGGTATTCTTTGATACGCTCAATGCTTATGGTAAGGATGTGAACAAGAAGTTTGTTGTACTTCATTTTGATATTCTCGCGGAAGGATTGAATATCTCTTGCCTCAATGGTGTAGTGTTCCAACGTAGCACAGACTACATCAAAATCCTGCAAACTGTTGGTCGCGCAGTTCGACTTGATCCCCGCGACAGTAAGGGTATTTGTGAAGGTGCAATTACTCCTGGCGCATTGAATACCTACAGCAAGAGTTTCGGTCTTGTTGTTACTCCTGTGTTTGATAAGGTTGGTATCAGCACTGCGACCAAGATTAACAACTGTCTCGATACTGTTTTTAATCGTGGTGAGCTCCTGGACAGTGTAGTTCGTAAATAGTGAGTGGGCAGCAACAGTAAGTCTTGGCGGATTGGTTGCGTAAGTCCCACTTTTATGCTATAATGTATAAATACTAATAGTCAACGCCAAGACTTACAATGAAAGAATACTACACTTACGCATATCTGCGTGAAGATGGAACACCTTACTACATTGGTAAAGGTAAAGGAAACCGAGCATATAGAGATCATAAAGGTTATGTTTTTGTTCCTCCAGTAAATAGAGTTTTAATCCTCAAACATTTCAATAATGAAGATGACGCATTTAAGCACGAAATCTATCTAATCAATGTGTTGGGTAGAAAAGATTTGGGCACTGGTATTCTCTGGAATAGAACTAATGGTGGTGATGGAACTTCTGGAGCAACCCTTACAGAAATAACAAGAAGTAAAATGTCTCAAAGTAGACTTGGTGAAAAAAATCATTTTTATGGAAAAAAGCACACTCCAGATAGTATATCCAAAATGAAAGAAAGTCTTAAAGGTAGGACACCTCCAAACAAGGGAAAGTATGCACCAGAAGAAAGTGTATCATCTCACGCTCTTTATATGAGAGAATGGAGGAGGAAGCGAGCAGAGAAAAACCAACCCTATAAGTGAGTCTCACCAAGACCCCTGTGGCCATCAGGGGTCAAAACCTGATTTTCTTGCGATTCTACTGCAACCGACCTATCACCCATCCGCTCCAATCAAATCACTGATTTTTGAGAAAGTATAATGAAAGAAGGATTTACAATGTATAAAGATGAGTATGCTGCAATTCCTTATGGAAACTCTGGATACATTATCATACATCAAGGACAGCAACTTGAGAAACTATGTAGAACTGAAAGTTCTGCACGAAAGTACATTACAGATCTCAAGAAAGGTAAGAGCGTAGCACAGTTGCCCATTGATTAGTATTGGGCCCCTGAAAGTGCATCTACAGTATAAGTTTCTTCCGTGTCGATCACGGTTACAAAATGTTCAAAACTGACGGATCTGTCCATCATGGTGGAGTAAAGAATGAGGACCAAACAGTTCAGATTCTGAACGAAAAGAAAATCTACAGCGATACTGTAGAAAAGCGTGGTGGAACTAAGCAAAAAGCAGATGCAGTTGCTGGTAACAAACCTATCAGCATCAAGCGTAAGGAAGGTATTGCAAATGGTTCATTTGACTGGTTTAACACCAGCAAGTATAATGACGTTTTAGGTGATAGTTTTGATGCCTTTCTTTCTTCGATGAAAGAGTTTCGCTCTCTTCCCAAATCAGTCATTCAAGATGATGAGTTTATCCTGAAAGTTCGGGATAATTTCAATCAACTTTGTGAGTCTTGTTTGGATACACTGAGCAGCAATCAAATTATCGACATTTTGAAGGTTGGTCTGATTGATGCAAACTCTGGATTTGATGTGGTTGTGAATGATACCAAAACCAAATCTATTTTTATCTTCAATGCAGACAATCATCCTGCTGTTGATTGCATCAATCGTGGATTTACTGTATCACTGCAAGGTAAAGGTAAGTCTTCCCGAAAAGTGTTGTTTAGTGATGACATAAATGTATATGATTGTGGGTTGCGGATTCGTGTTACCAGTAACAATGGAATCAATGCTTTTCTTGGACTGAGTAAAGCAAACAGCAATTCACAAGTTGTTATTAAACTTCAGCAAGATAACGTCAAGCAACTACTCACCTCCACTCAAGCCAAGAAATATGACTATTGAAATCCTACAGCAATCCGCAGAGAAAATGACTGAAATTGATCAGTCATTTGATCTAATCTACATGGATCCACCTTTTGGATTGCAACGTGACTTTAAGATGCTAGAGCAAGATGGTGAAGAAAAGGGATTTACTGATACTTGGGAGTCCTTTGATGATTACATTTTGTGGTATGCAGGTATTATCAATCAAGCATGGGACAAACTGAATAAAAGTGGATGGATCTATTTGCATAACAATTTCATTGGAAATGCACTGGTTCTGTCTCATGTGAAGAAGGAAGTTCGGGATGCTTTCTATACCAACATTTCGTGGAAAAGGTCTGGACCAAAGAACAACATCAAGAATGGTTGGGGTAACATTGTAGACTCAATCATGGTGTTGCGTAAAGGTAATCCATACTTTGAGGTTGAGTACACCGATCTCGACTCAAAGTATGAAAAGAATAGCTTTAAGAATCAAGATGAAAAGGGATTCTATGCTCTCGCTAAAACTACAGGAGAAAAGAGTCGTCCTGGTAGAATGTTTGACTATAAAGGTTACAAACCTGATTATGGTTGGAGAGTAAGCGAAGACATGCTCAAAGAGATGGATAATTGTAACCTATTGCACTTCGGTAAGAATACAATCTACAAGAAGATTTACCTGGAAGACAATAAAGGTGTTCCCGTGCAAAATCTATGGGATGATGTGTATTTCATCTCTCGCAGTGAATCTAACAAGCGTAAGTATCCTACACAAAAACCACTCAAACTGTTGGAGCGTATCATTAAATCATCGTGTCCTGAAGATGGTTGGGTTTTTGATCCTTTTGCTGGATCTGGAACTACAGCAATCGCATCGCAACTTCTTGGTCGAAACTGTATCACATGCGACATCAATCCACAATCAATCAAGTTAGTAACTGAGGCAACTCAAGATACAACTAACATTTTATCGTTTATGTGAATTGGGCCCCTCAAAGTGCATCAGTAGTATGAAGACCAAGCAAATGCAAAACAAACATCTCGAACATCCTGAAGATTGTATCTTGACGGGTGATCTTAGTGTTCTTGATTGGTTCTATGAAACCGACAGTACAATTAGTGTAAAAATGGATGGTGCTCCTGCTATTGTTTGGGGAACTAATCCTGCTAATGGTAAGTTCTTTGTCGGTACTAAATCTGTATTCAATAAGGTAAAGATTAAGATTGCACATTCTCATGAAGAAATTGCATCGCTCTATCAGGGTAAAGTTGCGGACATTCTTCACGTTTGCTTTAATCATCTTCCTCGCACAAAGTCTATCATTCAAGGTGATTTTATTGGTCTTGGCGGTCAGCGTCATTATACTCCCAACACGCTCACTTACAAGTTTCCTGAAATCGTAGAGCAGGTGATTATTGTTGCGCCACACACAATCTATGGTGGTGGTGATGATCTTCGCAACGTATCTGCTGCTCCTTTGATGAGCAAACTGGTAAGCACTAAAGATTGCTTGTTTGTGCAACCTGAAGTGTCGTTGAACCCTAATCGTGAAGATTTGGAAGATGTGTGTAAGTTTGCAAAGCAAATGTCTACGTTGTGTGAGTTTGTGAGCGACAAGAAAGCATCACAAATCAAAAAAGAGATTAACTCTTGCATCCGTGAGCAAAAAGTCGTGGATGAGTATGAAATTGCAGAAAAATGTGATTGTGATGCAAACCTCATCAGGCTTTGGAAGTTGGTGAAGTCTATCAAGGATGATTTGTTCCTGTTCATCTATGAGGAAGATGAGATTGAATGTTATCTTCATGATGAGCAATCATTCCATGAAGGTTATGTGATCTCTAACAAGTATGGGACACTTAAAGTAGTGGATCGTGAAGTGTTCTCTCACGCTAACTTCACGATCGCAAAGAATTGGTAATTGGGCCCCTCAAAGTGCATCAGTAGTATAAGAACAAAGAAAATGACTGCAACTCTTCAACAACAAGCACAAGAAACAATTTGTGATAATGTCCTGCTTCATACGCAAGCATTGTGTGAAGCACTTCGTCAAAACTTTATTGATTATTCTATTCGCAACCACGAGCGTAACATCGAGTTGTATGAAGAAAATCCTGCTATTACTTTTTATGGTGGTAGTGGAGAATACCACCAAAGCAAGATTGATGAACTGAAGAATGGTGAATGTAACTATTCTTTTGTGATTGAAAGTGGTCGTAAGTATCACAAAATCATTATGGTAATTGATAATGGTCCTGGGCGTCACGTTGCCCGTTCCGTTCACGCTTTTGTGGATAAGAATACAGGTTCGGTGTTAAAATCTGCATCTTGGAAAGCACCAGCAAAGGGCGAAAGGTGCAACCTTCTTATCATCAAAGAAAGAGAGTGGGCACTTGAAAATGCAGATTGGGCAGGAGGTTGGTTATACCGTAGGTGATCTTTGCAAATAATAACCTTTTGACTTTCTACCTTTATAGAGATCTCCCCTATCAACTTTATTTTCTCTGCAAAACTTTCCAAGATTAAAAACTTCTATTATTTCTCCCGTTGGGGTCACTAACTTATGAACTTTTGCTAATGCTAACTCCGTGTTCTTTTGATTATTGCACCATTCAAGATTGCTAACATTATTGTTAGTTTTTATACCATCAATATGATTAACCTGTGGGAGGTTGTTTGGATTTGAGATGTAAGTTTCTGCAACTAAACGATGAACTTTCTTTAACTTTTGACCTTCTTCTGTTTTAATCCAAACCGTCAAATAACCTTTATTGTGATTATTAAATCGTCTTTTTTTGGGTTCTTTGTCTAATACAATTTCCCATCCTCCTTCTCTCCCACGATTACGCCAATACGACCAAACTTCGCCATTTTCTGTGATAAAATAACCTTTGTGTTCTGGGTGTTCTTTCATCTTTAATACCTACATACTGTACTATTATTTATAACTTTTATTTCTATTTGTACGCTAGGTGATATTAACTGGGCCCCTCAAAGTGCATCAGTAGTATGAGCACTACACAAAGTCAAATGATTAACCAAATCGCTGAAATGATTGTGGATGCTGCTAATGATCCACGCACCGCAGATAACATCCGCGAAATGCACAAACATCCTCAAGGTGCAGAAACTCTGCGACTGATTG